ATGACTGAAAATCTACGCTACATCGGGCCCACAACTGGGGACTTTCACCAAGGGGAGGTATACAGCACGACTGTTTCTATCCAGAATGAAATGTACTGGCTCAGTGAAGAGGGAAGGCAGGGCCACCCCTACAGCAGTCTAGCTGATTTACTGCGCTACTGGCAGCCGGCTTCGGCACCTTGGACGCCACGCGACCCGAACGGGCAAGCACTAGCGGATGAGGGAGTAGCACTGAGCTAGTATGCCTCCCTTTGTTCGCTATCAGTATGAGGTGCGCAGTGTCGTGCGGGTGACGAGTGACCCAAAGCACGCGTGGCAAGTGACGTGGCGCGGCTCCCTCCTGTGTGCTGACCGTATCCGTCGGCCCGTGTACAGGCTGGATAACGAGTACTGGGATGTATACTTTGAGGATGAGCTACGCTCGGCGTGGAATGGCATGTAAAAGCCCCGGGCTTTTTATTGGCTTCAGTTAGGGAGATCAGGAACGGGTGCACGACTGGCTAGCGGTCTAGGGGTAACAGGTATAGCGTATATTGCCTGCCCATTCTACACTTCTTCTATGAAAATTGCTATCATCGGCGCTTCCAGCTTTCTAGCCTCCTATCTCATCGATACCCTTGGCCAGGGCCATACCCTCACTTTGTTTAGCCGCACCACCCCAGGGGTCGGCCATGCGTTCGTGCCGTTCTCCGTACCTGAGCAACCCTTAGACCCGGCTACCTTACTAGGTCAAGACGTGGTGATCTACTGCGCCGCGGCGGGAGTGCAGGCTAAAACACCCGAGGAGAAAAGTATCACCCAGGAAGTAAACGCCGTGCTGCCGATTCGTCTGCTGGCCTACTTGGAAGAGCACAAGTGGCAGGGCAAGTGGATTAGCTTCGGTTCCTTTTGGGAGATTGGCACCAACGAGGAAATGCGCGGCTTCACGGAGGAAGAAATAGTACGCAGTGAGCGGCCCGTGCCGAATCTGTATTGCGAGTCCAAACGAATGCTCTCGCAGTACATCGCCCTGCCTAGTGTTGGGGTGCTGGCCTACCACCTGATTCTACCAACGATCTACGGGGTGCGGGAAAACCCGAACCGCTTCATCCCTTACATCATCCGCAGCCTACAGGAAGGCACCACCCCGAAACTCTCGGCAGGCCAGCAGGTGCGCGAGTACATTCACGCCACCGACGTAGCTAGCTTGGTGGATATTATTGTAACGGGCAGCTACCCCGCTGGTATCTACAATGCCAGCAATGGAGAGCGGTTTAAGATGGCTGACGTAGCGCAGCTGCTGTTCGGCCTGTTCGAGCAGGATGCCACGCCCGCCCTCGGTACGCTGGAAACCAGAGACGAGAGCATGCCAGTCTTACTCCTGAACTACGATAAGGTGTGGTCTACCATTCCTGAGTGGAATGCCAAAGTATCGCTTAAAAAAGGAATTAAGGAGTACCTAGTGAAGGAAGCAGTAAGCGCGTAACGAAAAAGCCCTGGCTACTTGGGGTAGCCAGGGCTTTCTGTTGTCGTTATGGTAAGGGAGAGTAAGGTTACCAAAAATACCAGATAGCTGCAATGGCTATCACTGTATAGGTAAGCCAGCCTAGTTTCGTGGTGGGGTTGAAGAACAGCAGGAAGCCATCAACTAAGCCTTCTAGGTAATCGTCGTGGTCGTCCATAGCTTACTTTGTCTGATTCTAAAAGGGGGCTACAGCCAGCGCATAGCTGCGTAGTTGATTGTTAAATGCAGGGTATTATCAATGATTACCATAAGCCAGAACGCCATGTAGGGCGGCTTACTTTCGGCATATCCAAAAGGCCCCACTACCTCAATCCGATTATATATTCGTATCCAATACAACGCCAACCGATAGCGGTCAATCAGGAAGTGTGTGCCAAATATGACAGCCCAAGCCAGCGGCGAAGGTGCAATTAGGGTAAAAGGCAGCGCGTACAGCAGAGCGTGAACAAAGGCGGGCCAATGGGCTTTTGTCTTGTTCTGTGCCATCCAATCGTTTTGCAACACGTAGTCGCCCAACAAGTGCAGAAGTATTTGCTCCATACTTATGTGTTAGTAGTAAGAATTGGTTGCTTCATAATCTTCTGGCAGCCAGGGCATACATACCCAAAGCGCCCTGTGTTTGCCCAGCCCTTATTAGTTAATTGGTCAGGCAGAATCAATACGCCTTTACCTAAGTCCTCCACCATAAGGCACACGCCACAGGTAGCCAGCCACGGGTTGGGGTTATCCCAAAGAGAGGCCGATGCCTCACGCATTACACCTCCTTTTCTTTGATTGCTAGTTGCGCCTGAAGCATCAACAACAACAGGCGGCGCGTCTAAGCAAACAGGATTGCCAGTGGGTTCCACCCCATAAGAACGCCTTACAATTCGTGCAGCCCTAGCGTCCCCTTCTTGGTCGAAATGCGTGGCTATAAGGGCGGCATAGCCTACCACTTTTTGCGTGTCACCAGCTAATGCGGCTTCTACAATCTTGGCTACTTGAACGGCGTTGCTCATGTATAAATATACGCATAATCATTGGGTTAATCTATTGATAATCAGTATATTTATCCACAATTTACCAACATATTAACACGAAGAAGCCGGGCTGCAGTCCCGGCTTCCCTCCGAATATACCCTCGGGCGCGGGCGTGCGTTCCCGCAGAGGTATCCTGGCCTACGTCGCCACCATGAAAACGGGGCCAGTGATGTTGTTAGGCCAGCTTCCAGCGGGCCGGTACCCAGGCCCACTTGCTGGCACGATTGCGTAGTATCCAGCCACCGGTAGCGCTGGCCAGCACCAGCCCAGCATACACGTACCAGGGCGGGCCCGCTTCTTTCGTGCTGACCGTCGGCGTGTTGCCCTTGCCGATACCCGCGGCTCCACCATCAGCGCCGGCTTCCCGGTTGTCGGTGGCCTTGTTCTGCTCACCCAGCTGCACTGGGGCTTCGGTCTTACTAGGCACGGCGGCCATGTTGCCTTCGCCTACCTGGTAGATAATGGTACTGTTCTTTACCTTCTGCTTACCCGAGCCGCCGAATACCTTGGCTAGCACTTTACCGGCGGCGGTCTTGGGCAGTTGGGGGCTTAGAGACTTGGCCACCTGATTCTGGTAGTTAGCGGCCTTATACGGCTGGTCGCGTACGTACTTGGTGGTATCCTCCGAGCTTGCATCTGACACAGTGTCGGTTGCTACATTTCGACCACTGGCGCAGCTGCTTAGGCCAATAGCTATTCCAAGGCCAAAGCCGAGAAGAAGAATGCCCACCACAATGAGTAGCAGTAAGCGGCCGTAGCCGTTGAGTTTAGGTGTATCCATCTTAGTAATTCCAGTTAGCCGCCGCGTAGATGTCAGTAGCAGCGTAAAACGTGCGATGCATACCGGCATTGGTGCCCCGCCCTTCATTACCCCCAATGCACCAAGCCCCGCGCGCAGGCCGGCCCTTGCGCACGGCTCGGGCCAGTTCCACGCAGGCCGTGATGTGCGCAATGCGCCCCCGGCTGGCAGAGTAAATGCCTATTTTGTGGCCTACCTGCACGCTATCAAAGCTGCCTACTTTGCCCTTAAGCACGTTGCGCTTCGAGTCGAGGAACCAGTTGTAGGAACCGCCGGCACCTTTAGGCCTAGGCAGCCCGCAACGCTTCTGGGCTTCGGCCTGGGTGAAGCCGCACCACTCATTGCCGCGCACCCCGCCGTTTTCCAGAATAATTCGGGTAACGGCTGGGCCATCGTTGCGGCCGGTGGCCTCACGTATCCATAGGTTGGCAGTGAGCCACTTGGTGGTACAGGTTGCATTCTGCGCTTGCACCACTCGGCTGGGCTGGGCCTGAGCAGCCCACACCGCCACCAAGGAGTAGAACAGCCAGAAGCCTAGCACACGCCATATAAAACGGTGATGATCTGCCAGTATCATGCGCATACCCTTAGACAATGAGAGCAGCAGCAATGATGGAAGCGCAGGCCAAAGCAATGAGCTGCCAGCGGCCTTGCTGATATTCCTTGAACCGTTCGTACTCGCTTAGATAGCCGAACTCGCGGGCATAATATTTCTTTGCCCAACGCTTAGCAGGCTTTGCTGTGATGCTCTGAGCCAGCCACACCAGGCCAATAAACAGAAAGAAGTAGCCAGCAGCGAACAGAAATTTGCTGCCTGTGCCGGCGGGTACCCAGCCGCTGGCCTGCTTCACCGTGTCCACCTCGGCACTGGTCATGTTGTCGGGGGCTTTCTGCGCTACTTGGTGCAGGTCGACGCCATTGAGTGCTGCCGTTACCTGCAGCAGTACCTGTTGGCCATAGAGTACGCCTAGGCCGATGGCGAAGAAGATAGCGAAGGTGAGCCAGTTGCTACGTAGCGAGCTGATGAGGCGCTTAAAAAGAGAGGGTTGCATAGTGTATTAGTGATTAGGTTTGAATTTTCCACTGGCCTTCTGCACTTCGATGAAGACATCAAAGGCATGCACGCTTTTGCGTAGGACTTCATTTTCTTCTTCCAGCTTGTCCTGCCGCTCTTTCAGGTAGTCGACGACAACCCGGTCTTCCTTGCGCTCCATCCGCATTTCCGTCACCAGTTTGGTCAGGGCCAGCACCGCTTCCTTGGTGTCCTTGTTGGTGGCGTCCGTCGTGGCCTGGTTGCGGTTGATGAACCACAGCACGAAGGCTAGGCTCACGGTGATGAATCCCCCCACTACCACGTTCGGCACGGCCAACGCAGCATCCAGCAGCACAACAGAGAGGGTATAAGTAGGAAGCACGGCGATACAGGCAGCTAGAAACGGGGTTGGGAGAAGAGGGAAGCCGGCTACCACCTGTTGCCAGCTGGGCGGAGGCCAGAGCAGTGGGTACCGAGGGGCATAGCGAGGCAGGCAGATCGAATAGGTCATAGTGCAGGCGTTGGTAAGCGGGCACAGTGGGGCACTAGGTGTTGGGCAGGTCGAGAATTAGCGGCGGTAGGCGGGTCGGCCAATGGCCTGCACCACGACCGAGGCCGTGCGCAGGGCGGGCTGCGAGTCGCCGCAGTGGGCGCGGTCCGGATAGAAGCCGGCAAAGCTGGAAGCGTGGGCAATGAGCCAGCTGCGGAGCTCTACCTCGTAGCTCAGCGCGCGGCCATCGAAGATGCTTACCTGGCTGGCCAGCGTGCGCGCATCGACAGATGTGGAGTAGTCGCTATTTTTCTGCCGCAGGCCCGCGCGGGTAAGCGAAGTTTGCGAGAAAGGCCAGAACTGAGCCAGCGCCCCATACACAAGCACGGGTAGCGCATGACTATGCAGTTCTAGCCAATCATTGCCTAACTCTTCTGCCTTGTGCAGGCGCACCAGCTCGGCATACAACTGCTCACCCAGGGCCTTTTTCAGGCGCCGCTGGGCTTCATGCATGTGCGGCTCCAAGCGGCCTTCATCTAGTTCGGGTAGCTCCTGGTAAGGAGCGAAATCATCGCGGCTAAACAGCAGGTGTTCCATTGTTCGGGGCAGGTTCAGCGGTGCCCCCGGCCAGCTTGGCCGCTTGCTCCAGCGTCAGGTTTTGAATCGAGAAATCCTTCAGGTCGCGAAAGGGGAAAGAGCCATCAGCCCGCTGGAAGTCGCGGAACACGGCTTCGAAGCCGCGTTCAATGGCGCGCTGGGCCGAGTTGACCACCAGCGTTTGCACGTAGAGCACCGCATCTTGCAGCTCCTGTAGACTACCCAGCTTGCCCGAGATTTCACGGCCTAGCAGTACCCCCGGCATCTGCATGGCTTCGCGGATATTCTGCTTAATGGCATCCTCATCCGTCACGTAGCGCTTGCTGGCGTCTGGGGCCTGAAGCGTGTCTACATCGGGCTTTAAGTCTTTGGAAGCAGCGTACTGCACCAGAATACGGCCACCATCAGGGCCTACAAACACCCCGTACTTGACTCCATTAGCTTCTAAAATCTCCGCAGATGGATTAGCATTCCCATATTCGGTAATCATGACTTGAGCGGAGTAACCCGAATCCAGGTCCCGGGCGCGGCTGCGCTTCAAGTTGGGCTCCGAGTACACGTCATCGAGCACGGCATCAATCAGCGGCCTGGGGTGCAGGTAAGCGCCCGTGCGCTTCTGAAACCAGTAATAGATTTCGCCGGGGTAGCCTTTCAGGCCCACCACTTCGCCCTTCTCATTCTGCCAGTTGATGGCCCGCTCTAGGCGAGCTTCTGGTTTTTCCCGCGGGTTGTACACGGGCACCTTCTGTAGCCCAGAACGGCTGGCATAGGTAGCACCCCGCCGGGCCACGGCCGCCGGATTGCGCACCAGACCCGCCCAGCGGGTCACGCCATCGGCATCCGGATAATATGGCCGCACCTGCTCTTTCGGCTGGTGCAGCACCTCGCAGGGGTAGCCGTTGGCGTTGATGTTCACGCGCACCGCCCAGCCTTCCAGATAGCCCGTATTGTTGGCTACGGGCTGCAGCAGCGCATCGACAGTGCCCCCGGCCCGGTCAATCACGGCCCGGTAAAAGGTCTGATCCGTAAAGCCGTTGCCCTCAATAAACTGCGACTTGCGCTCGGCACATACCGTGGCCGTGCCGCTGCCCGCATAGGCAGCTAGTAGGCGCTGCGGATACTGGTTGTCATCACCCCACTTGGGGTAATCAGTCGGGGTTGTGAGCGTGATGATGTCGGGCCGCAGGGGTGCCTGGGCTTTAATCACCTGCCGCTGAGCCTGGGCAAGGGGAGCAAGAGTTTCAGAAGCAGTGGACACAGTGAAGAGAAGTAGGCAGAGGGTAGCAAAAAGGCCCGCCCCGAAGTGCGGTGCGGGCCTTTTCGGGCTTTAGAAGAAGCTGGGGCTTACTTGGCGCGGAAGGCTAGCAAGGCTTTGATGAGCTCGCCTTTGTTGGGGAAGCTCTTAGCGTCGCCTTCCTTCACCTCATCGGTGTAGAGCGCATCCAGCTCTTCCCGCTTGAGGCCATCTAGCTTGGCATACTCGGCTTTGTATTCGTCGCTCTGCTCATTGGCCAGCGGGTTCACCGTCGTCGTTACCGTGGTAGTGGTGGTGCCAGTACCCGTTGACTCAGTGGCAACCTTCAGCGCTTCTACTGCCGCAGCTTGCTCCGCTACGAATGCCTGGCCCTCGTCTTCGGAAATACCGAAGTGCACGGCGGCGGCGGGGTCAGCCTTCAGGATCATGGCCACGCGGGCATCCGTCAGGTTCTCATTGGAGAAGACCACTGGCGAGTTGTGCGGGCGGTAGGTTTTGCTCTTGTCGGTAAACGAGTACTTGCGCTCTGCGCTGGGCGTGGCAGTGGACATAACAGTAGGAAATGAAGTGGAGGAATCCGTTGAAGTGGTGCGCAGGTAGCGCAGAATAGCCTGGAAGGCTTCTGCCACGCACTTATAGCAGCTCACCCGCACGGGTTCCGCTGCTGGGTATAGGGCGGCGTGTACGGCGGCCAGTTCGGAAGATTCGGTGCGGCTCAGGCCCGCCAGTTTGATCTGACGAGCCCTATCCACCCACTCCCCCTTCATCTGGCTCATGCTGTGTACAGCGCCTCGAAGGCAGTTTTGGTAGCGGCGGCATCGTAGACGCCATCTGTCAGCACCATGAAGTAGTCTTCCAGGCCCTTCTCTTTATCAGAAGAAAGCGTGGTAGAAATAGCGCCCCCGAGGTCAGCATCTGCTGAATCCTTTTTCATGGCGGAAGGGCGCAGGCCGTTGTTGAGGCCCAGTACTTTGTAGTAGCCGTTGTTGTCCGGCGTAACCGTCACAACACCTTCCGTATCAGCGGCTAAATCTTCCATCGTTTCGGCACCGGCTGGGCCCGGGTCGAAGGCCACGGTGTCGAATTCATGCTTGTAGCTGGGGCCGTAGCGACCAGGCACCAGTTCCGCACGGGCGGCGTTGCTGTCGCCCATGCCTTCGAACAAGAAACCCTTCTTGCCCGCGGCCAGCGTGAACGTAACGGCCTTTTTCAAGGTCGAGTCACGCTGAACACCAGCCAGATCGGCCTTGCGAATGATTACGGCTAGTGGCTTGATACCGGCAACACCGGTTTCGCAGGCGCCAGCCATGCCTTTTTTGAGTTGACGGCAGGATGCCATATGTCGAGTCTCCTATGAAATGAGTGTGAAGAATGGCCCCGACCTAAGTGGCCGGGGCGTTTTCATCTAGGATAGGCTTAGTAGGCAGCCAGCATCAAGTCCGAGCTCATCACCTTCACGTCCATCTTGAACATGGCGCGCAGGTGCGTTTCGCGGTCTTTGCGGTCATAGAAGGCATCGACCTCCGTAGCGGCATCGTAGCTATCGAAGCCCGCGCGCAGGTTGCGGCGCGTGGTCAGGATGGCCCGGTGGGGCAAGTCGATTTTGCCGTTCAGCTTGAAGTCAGACTTCAGAAGCTTGTCAAGGTCCTTGATCTTGATGATCGGAATGTCGCGGAAGGTGGGCGCCACCAAGCGGCCCTCCTGCAGCTCCCAGCTCACCTGAACCTTGTCATTCGACTCGCGGTAGTCCTGCCAGTTCTTGGCAATGGAGCTGGTGACCAGCAACACCTTATCGTCAGCGTCTTCCAGATCGCCTTCGGCCGCGTTGTCGAGCGCCTTGAAAATTTTGTAGGACTCGCCGGCGGGCAGCTCCTGATCAGCCGACTGGTTAGCCGTGATTTCGTAGGCGCGGTTCTCCGCACCGGCAGCAATCACCTGGGTGAAAGCGCCATCTACGGCGTTGTAGTTTTTCACGTCATCGGCGCCCTTCGTGAGCTGAGCTGCCGTGATGGCCTTATTGCCCAGCAGGGCGAAGCGGTAGATGTCGCGGCGGATAGCGCTAATGAACATATCCTGCACGAACTCATTCCAGTAGTCTACCGTCTGCTCAGTACCGGCGTCGCCTGGTACCAGGTTGCCGGTTTTGATCTTGATGAGCGCATTTTGCAGATCATCTCGTTTGTAGCCTACATCCAGACCCCAGGCCATGAAGGTGCGGTCCAGGTCGGTGGCGCATTCCTTGATCCAGGCCAGCATGGGCATGGGGTCCCAGGTCAGCTTGTCGAAGGGAATACGGGGCGTGGTAGGCTGCGCGCCGCAACCGGGGTCGAGGTGCGTTACCTTCTCGAAGCGGCCCACGAAGGGCACGTCCATCTTGGCTTTGATGCCATCCTCAATCACCATGATGGCGTTGAGCTCAGGATCTTCCTGAATGAACTTGAGAATGAAGGCACGGAACTCTTCCGGGCCGTAGAAGGGCGCGTTACCCGTCACCCAGGCGTAATCCAGAATCTTGTCAGCCATGGCTGTAGTCGTGTGAAATAAGAGGTTGAAAGAAGCGGGCCTGGATTACAGGCGACGGTTTTGCTTTTGCTTTTCGGCCCGGCGGTCAGCCGCTGACTGGCCGGTAGCTATGATCTGCATTTTGCCCTGCTGGGAAGCCGTGATGACGGTGTCGGGCTCTACCACACCCTGGCTACCTGTAGCAGCGGCAATGGTGTTAATGCGGCGGGCGGTGCTGGCCTGGGTTTCCTTGATCGTCTTCACCTCATTGGCCAGATTGGTGATAGCCGTCAGCACTTGCGTCATGGCAGCGTCCTGATCAGCAGAGGCGGTAGCACTGGCATCCACTGTGGGGGTGATGACAGTAATAAGCTCCGCGGCTACGGTGATGGTGTTGCCATCGGTCAGCACGTAGTCACCATCGGCAATCGGGTCGTTGGGCGAATCTGCACCCGTTACTTTGTCGCCTACTTGGTAGGCATCCCGATCACCAGTGTCAATGGTGAGCTCACCTTTATCAGACTCTACTGCGAGGGCAACAGGTGCGGTAGTAGAAGCTTGGGCGATGGCGGGTTTGCTGGCACCAGAAACGGCAGCAGTCATCAAGGCGAGGGCCGCGTTAAATTTAGACATGAGGGTTTGCGCCCAGTTGGGCGTATCATCGGTGGAAGAAGAAGCAGAGGAAGCAGAGGAAGCCGCCTTGATCGGCAGCGTAGCAAGGGCCGTTACTGGCTTGAGCACCAGTGTGGCAAAGCCGAGGGCCACCATATCTTCGGGCGTTACCAGCTTTTCTTCGGCCATGCGGGCCGCAATCACGTCGGCAGGCTGGCCCGTGCGTTCGGCGCTTATATCAATCAGTTGCTGCTGACAAGCGGCCATGTCGTTGGCCCACTGCTGCGCCTCGGCAGCGGTAGCCCAGTCGCACCCACCACGGGGCAAGTGAATCAGGCACTCGGTATGCTCGTGAATTAAGCGGCGCGAACCCGCCAGCAGGATAATGGTGGCAATGCTGGAGCACTGGCCAATGGCCTCGGTAGTTACCGTGATGTCCGGGCCCAGGCTACGTAAGTGGTCATAAATGCCCAGGCCTTTATCTACCCGCCCACCTTCGGAATTGATGGTCACTCGCACCGAGTCAAATGGCTTCTGCCATTCGAGCTGCATGATGACATCTTCCAGCATGGTATAGGGGTAGGTATTACCCGCCTCACTGGCACTGCCTACAATCGGACCGCTAATAAGAACCTTCGCTTCGGACATGCCACGAAGGTGCTAGGACTATTCCGCGAAAGTTGGGCTATTGTATCACCATTCTGATACAGGAAGTTATCTTAAGGGCGTTTTACTACTTAGCCTATTCTTAGCCCGATGCAATCCTACTTCCAACTGGCTGCTCTGGCAGGCCTACTGCTACTCAACGGCTGTGCCACCACGGCCAAACAGGCACCCATAGCGCGCAAGCTGATTCCCGTAGAAATTCAAACGACGAATGTGGGGAAAGGGCCGGGCGAGTGTACTGCCTTTTTGCTTGACTACTCTATTTACGAAACGGCCAAGGCTCGACACAAGAGCATTTATTGGCGCAAGGATATGGAGCCAGGTACGCAACGCTACAACTTGGGCCCCTTGGAAGATGGGCAGACGTACTACTTGGTCGTCAACTACAACTCCGGGGCACAAAACCTGTATCCGCTACCACAACCAGGGGAGTACTTAGAAGCAGAAATTTTCGCGGATGGCAAAAGCGTCGGCAAAGTGCGGGCCGATCAAACAAGCTTCACGCCTCTGCATTACTGGGGTGAGCAGAAGGGTACGAAGCCGCACGTAGCCATGCAAGTGCAGGTGAAGCTGTAGCCTAGGCCGCGGCCTTTTCCATGCCCGCAATGGCCCGGTACACAGAGGGAACGGACACCTCCATTTCCTCCGCGACTTTGCGCACGGCGCCGGCATTGTCTTGGCTGAAGCGAAGAGAGGCTTTCAGGGTCTGCCAGCGCAGGTAAATATCCCGCTGGCTAAAGGCCTTGAGGTTGATTACCCCAGCTTGGTAGAGGGAGGTTAGATGGCCTCCCTCTTCTAGTTTATTCAGAATGTCGATTACTCTCATGAGTCGGCGCGGGCTTCGTTTCTAGCTACTTTATCTTGTTTCTCTCGGAGTTCGGAAAGCACAGTCACAGGACGGGGCAAAGCTTTATTAGCCTCATAGAAAACTGGTCCCAACTCCTGAGCTACCGAACGTGCTAACTCCTGATAATCAATCTGACTACCACCACTACGCCCAGCCATCGCGGCCATATAGCTGGCATCGTAGCGCACTACGCCACCCTCAGCATAACGGGCCATTAGCTGTGTCGGCATCGGGTCGCGGTACAAGGGCTTACCTCCCCCCAGCATATTGAGCAGGCTGGCAAATGGCCGCAGTACGGGATTGCGGTGCACGCCCTTGGTGAGAATGATTTCGTCGCCCTCGGCTTCGAAGCCAGGGCGCCCAGCCACCGTAAACGGAATGCCACCCTGCCCGTGGCTGGGGCCCGAGAGCACGCCGCCTTCGGCGAAGGCCAGCACCTTGGCCGTAGCAAAAGCAGCCTTGGCAATGGCAATACCCGTGAGAAGAGCGGACTGGGAAATGCCGGCAATACCAGCCGTGGGAATGTTGAGCGGGTTAGCGGCGGCATTGGCATTGATAGCCGAAATTTCCTTCATCAGGTTGATTTCGATCTCGGCAATGGCCGCGGCTTTCTTCAAGGCCAGCGCCGCTTGCCCGGCTGCGCTTTCTTCGCCAAACAGGCTGATGATAGTATCGGTCCCGTCCTGCACGGCATCGACTACGGCCAGGCGCACCTGCACTTCCTGGTCGGCAATAGCCCGCTTGCGTTCTACCTCGGTTTCGGCTGCCTGCACCCGCTGCTGGCTCTGAGCTTCCTCTTCGCTCGTGGTGGTGCGGCCGTAGTCCTGCAAGGTCACAATGCGGCTTTCCTGCCCGGCCCGTTCAATAGCAGCAAGGGCCGCTTCGTGCTGGGCCTTGGTGAGCTGCCCATCGGCGTACTGTTGATTGGTCAGGGTGCGCTGCTGGGCGAGGAACGTGTCGAGGTTGGCCAGCGACTGCTGAAACTCCAACTCAGCCGTTTGCTTCGTAGCCTCGGCCCGGAGCTTGTCTTCCGCCGCGGCCTGATCTTCTTTGCTCTGGCGGGTATCAATGCCCGCAATGGCTACCGTGAGCTGGGCCTGTACTGCTTCCGCCTTCAGCGCAAACTCTTCCTGGCTGCCTTCGCGGGCGCGGGCTAGCTGGGTAGCTACGGCGGTCTGCTGAGCCGCAGCAGCTTGCTGACGTAGCTTCTGCAAGTGCTCCCGATCGAGTTGCTCAATATCACTACGATACTTGACCTCAATGGCCTTTTTCTGGCTGGCCGTCAGGTCTGCTTCCGACAGAGCCAGGGCCCGTTGCTTGGCTAACTTATCTTTCTCTAGAGCAAGCTCCTGATTGCTGCCAACTACGACCTTCGCCAGGCGCGCATCGATCTGCGCTATTTCCAGATTCAGGAAGTCCTGCCGCAGCTTGCGTAGCTTCTCCTCAGCTTCCTTTTGCAAAGCAAAGCGGTTGGTGATGAGCTCGTTTTGCTTCCCCGCACTATCCTCCAGAATATCGTAGTACTCGTTTTCGGCCTCTCCACGTTGCCGTAGCTGCTCTACGGTAGCCTTGGCATCGCCACCCCGTCGCTCGATATCCTGCTTAATGATGTCGAGGTTGCGCTTAGCCAGATCCGCCAGCGTGTTCTGCCGCTTCAGCTCAATTTTGTAAGCATCATCATTGGCCTTGTTGCGCACGGCCAAGCTGTTATTCTCATCATCGCGGATGTTTTTCAGCCGCTCCACATCGTTGAGCAGACGCTTATTGGTAGCAATGTTGTTGGCCTGGTCGCGCTCCAACTGCTGCCGGGCTTTCGATAGATCGAGGGCTAGCTTAGTTTCCCGCTGAATTTCGTCGCCTACGCCTCGGAAGCTAGCCTTCGCCGTTTGGGCTGCCTGCTCGAAGTCGCCACTGAAGAATTGAAACACGGCCTTACCGAACGTACCGATACGGTCGGTCAGCACGTCGATAGTAGCGCCTACTTGAGCTAATGATTGCTCCAGAATGCGCCCACCCTCAGCGGTCTGGGTGAAGTAAGTAACTAATGCGGTAAGCGCTACTAGTATTAGCCCTATTCCAGTAGCTGCCAACGCCACTTTCAGAATCTTGGCTGCCCCCGTGCTGGCGCCCATGGCCAAGCGTACTAGGTTCTGCACCTGCACGTATTTTTCCTGAATTCCTGTAGCCTTCTGCACAGCACCGCCTAACAGTTCAGTTTCCCCAGCAGCTTCTACCAGAGCACCAGTGAACGACTCAGTAGCCGGCTTGGCTTCCTGTAGCTTCTGGTTGGCTGCAGCAATCTGAAAGCCAATCTTACGGTAAGCTTCTGATGACTGGTCGCCGGTTTCTACGATGCGGGCCTGCTCAGACTCCAAAGCTACCAGGTTCTCTACAGCCGGGCGGATAGCCTTGGCGTAGTTGGTAATGGTCTTCTCGGCTTCCTCGTATGATTGACCTGCCTGGGCCGCTGCCTTCTGCGCGGCAATCTGGAAGCCGATTTGGCGCTGCTGATTCTGAGCTAGTTCCTTAGAGCCTTCCGCCAGGTTCTTTTCCTGAGCCTGGAGCTTGACCATCTCCTTTACCAGCTGCTGCAGGCTGCCCGAGTAGTTGCCTACGTTACGGCGGTTGTCCCCAACAGCCGATTCCAGCTCTTTCAGCTCATCACTGATAGCACGGGTGCGCAGCTGCAGGGCCTTACCCGCTTCCGAGTTTTCCCGCTCCTCTTTGCTGAGGGCATTGTAGGACGCGGTAGTAAGAGCCAGCTCAGCCCGCAGTTGGTTGATAGAGCCCTCGGCTTCGTTGCCCACCTTGGTTAGGCTTTCGAGCTGCTTGGTGGCGGCGGCCTGCTCTTTGGTCTGGGCGCGTAGCCGTTCGCTCAGGGCTTGGGCCGCTACGCCGTACTCCTCTTCGCTCTTGGTGCCCGTCTTGAAGTCCTGCACCAGCAGCTTCTGCTCAGTGCGCGTTGCGGCAATGGCCGTAGCCAGTTCGGCCTGCTTCTTCCGGACGGCATCGCTCTCGGCTTTGAGCTGCTCGGCCCCCAGCCGGATTTCAAATAAGACCTTTTCAGTTTGGTCGGCCATGGCTTAGTAGGTCAGGCGAATGAGTTCGACCACCGTAGAGGCCTGATCTTCCTCCCAGTTATCGAGTTTATTTGCGTAAAAAATGGCACCCTCGGCTTCCAGCCACACGGGCTGCAGCTGGTTGAAGTCCGTTACCTCAGGGGGCAGTAGGTGCACCGAGGGCTTCAGCACCAGAGGCCGTCGGTAGGCCGCAGCCAAGTGCGTGTAGTAGGCGGGCAGCAGTGAACTGGCAAAATCCAGCCCGCCGAACGTGGTAATGAGCGGCCGGATGGTTTCGGTAGTCTTCCCGTCGGTGAGCTTCACTAGTCGGGTTTGGCCAGTCTGCACCACGAGCCTGGGCGCGGGGCTCTGCTTATCGAATTGCTGCTCTACCGAGACGGTGCCCACTCGAGCTTTGTACACGGGCAGTAAGAGCAAACCATTGGGGCCGGTGGTCGTGGCTGCCCACGGCAACACCAAGGCATCCCGCTTGGCCTCTAAGGTGCTATCGGCACACGGCAGCATGCCATCGCCAAGCTCTTTGGCCGATTCTGGGTTGGTATCATCCTCTTTCCAGCGGAACCAGTTCTGCTGGGCCTGTCCGGAGAGGTGAAACAGCCGTGGCGCAGGCTGGCTGCTGTCTAGTTTATGGCTCCAATCAGGCGCATTTGGGGCATTCTGCTGCAGCGCGGGCCCCGTAGGCGTGAAGGTGATCAGGCGCGTGTACGGGTCGGTCTGCTGGGTCAGGCCAAACAGGCCAATGAGGCCTTTCACGAAGTCCTTTTGGGTCATATCGGGCAGCAGATCCTGCACCCGTACCCGGCCCCCAGGTGGAAAGTCAGCCAGCACCTCTACGCTGAAAGAATCCAGTGGCAAGGGGTTGCCTTCCATGACATACACGGCCCCCGTAAACATCTCATAGCCCCACTTGTGGGTACCGTAGATGCCAGCCTTGGCCTTGTTGAGCTTGATCTTGAGCGTGATGGTATCGCCTGCCTTGAGTAGCAGCTTGCTGGCATTAGTGGTGGCTGTAACATAGGTGCTATCCGCGCCCTTCTTACTCTCCACAATCGGCCCGCCGCCAATCTCCTGGCCATTGACGTAGGTAAAGAGCTGGGCCTGGGAGCTGCCATAGGGGTTTTGCAGGTTCACGGTCACACTGCCCGACACGTTCACGTAGCAGGGCTCCAAGGCCTTCCAGCTATGGGCTTGAGGATTCCAGACCAGCGCAGCCGTCGGCGCCACGTAGCCGTAGCGGGCGGCCGTGTAATCAAACGGCACCACCCGTTGCACCTCGGGCCGGCCTTCGTAGGGCCGGCCACTGTCAGTGTTCTTGCCGCCGGCGTGATCGATGCCCGCCAGCAGCCTACGCGACTTTCGGAAGTCTTCACTGTAGCCCAGCGCTGAGGCTGTAGGCAGCACTAACCGGTCAAACAGGCTGGGCATGGGGCCAGCCCACTTGAAGCGGGCTTCATCAAATATCTGCTGCCACACGGCCCGCGCGTACACGCTGGGCAATAGCTCATCTTCCCACAGGCGCACGGTATCGCTGTCGGCAGTGCCACCCTTGCCCCGGTCGTAGAGGTCGTAGATGTAGACGTGGCTGTAATCACTATGGCCTGCACCTACTACCGCAGCCTGCAGCACCCAGTCGTGCTCGGTGTTGTAGTTGAAAGCCAGCTCCCGCAGCTTCTTGCCCTCGATGGCCGCGTAGAAATTCTTATTGCCCCCTAGTACCTGCGCTTCGAAGCCCTTGCCGGTTTCATGCTGCTCCACGATGGCCACCGCGTTGGGCAGCACCTCGGTGGCGCTGGTTTCCAAGGTACAAGGCAGTTGAGCATAGGGCACCTCCGATAGGCTCATGCCGTGCTGGGCTTGCTCCATTGCCGCGCGCACTTCAGGCGTGTCAGCCAGGGTGAGCGTGTTGCTGTAGTCCGACTGTACCGAGCTAGTTTTCAGAATATCATTGGCCTGCACCGTCAAGCCTACCCGGCTATCCGCGGCAACTGGCAAGCGCTGGCCATCGGCTAATATCAAAGAAGCCGCCATCAGATGCGCGTTAGCGGGTTGAGTGCTCCTAGGTCAAGCTCAACATCAAACTCGGTGCGCGTCTCCGATGAGCTGCGCGTAGCCGGGCCGGCGATGACCGTTACGGGCGTCAGCGTGCCGGTCTCATCCTGCCTGTACACCTGCGGGCTGGTGAGCAGCGTACTTAGTCCATCCCACTGACCAGGCAGCAGGTTGCCCGCCCGGAGCAGCTGCTTCTGTATGCCGGGCCGCTGCAGCACCTGGGCCGCACTGCCTGCGGGGCGGAACACGCTGCCCGCCTCGGGCGTCGTGGTGTGGTCTATGTCGCCTTCGAACAGCCAGCCTTCCCAGTTGCCTAGGGGTGACAGCCAGCGCAGGTACACGCCCTGGCCTGGGCAAGCGGGTTGTAGTTGCAAGACAAACGCCTGGGAGAAGATTTGCATGCCTTGAAGGTCTGACCCTTACCCTAGGCCCGCAAACGCGCTCGGCTCAAAACGCAACTCGGCTGCTGAAAACGTAACTAGGTTGGTGGCAGGCACAAAAAAGCCCCGCCGGATGGGCAGGGCTTTCAAGTTTTCAATTAGCAGCGAAGAAGTCGGCTAGCTGCTGTAGTTCGGCTAGGGTATTGGCTTCGGTTGTATTGACAACGTAAGGCACATACCCCTGCATGGCGGTGTTGAACACGCCTCCCGCTGGGTCGTTGGTCCCATGCTGCACATCCCGACCAACTCGGAAAAGAGTGCCCGTTGTATTGAGTGTTACCTGGCTAGAATCTAGCAGCGTAACCGTGCCCCCCACCGTGCCATACAGGCGTAGCGTGGTACCATCGTAGGTAGCGGCAGCAAACTTGCGACCAGCGGTAGGCGCTGTTTTGCCGCCCCCTGCATCAGCGCCGTAGCCCGCTACATAGGGGTCGCCCACCACGTAGCGGGTGCGCTTTTGCAGCATGAACCACGTCCCGTTGTTTGCACCGGAATCAGACTGCCCGGCAATGCTGTGCACAAACTCGCCTGTTATGGTGTCGTCTTCGTACACGACTACCAGCGTGCGGGCCTGCGCACCCGTCCACACAGAAGGCATGGAAAACTCCTGCCCTTGTAAGAGCATTCCTTTGTTAGGCACGGCGGTTACAGCTGTGGTCCTGTCGGCATTGAGCGTCATAGTCCGGTTGCCCGCCGCCGCCTGCCAGGAGAGTACATCTATTCCGTTAGAAGCGAAGTTTACCCCTTGCTTGTAGCTGAAATAGGTATGCAGACCACGGGTCTGGGCGGGGGAGAAGGTGCCACCAGTGGGTGGGTCGGGAGTAACTACCGTGGTGCCTACCTGGGCCCGGTCGGCAATGATGTAACCCGATACCCAGCGCAGCTCAAAGGTGTGGTTGCCGACAGTAAGGGGACCAGAATCATAAATCTTCTTGTCCCGAACGGCAGAGGCATTGGCGTAGCTAATTGGCACCCACGCACCTCCATCCATGCGACCCTCGGCTTGACCTAGGTCAGGATTTACAACCGAGAACCATTGGAAGGGGTCGGTGGTGGTTGATCGGAATGGGATTGTAAGCCCACCTGCTGAATGGATAAGTTTAGCCGCACCACTTGAGAAATCAGGATTCCCTCCTTGGGGATCCCAAGGGCCCGTAAATTTCATTGCAGGACTGCCATCCGATAAGGATGTCATCTCCTCAATGGCGAATGGCGCTACCAGCTCGGCAACGGTAGGCGTAGGATCGGTACCACCTGCGAGCACTGCCCCCAGAATACCACCTGCTGAGGCTACGTACTGCGTGCACCGGAACTTGCCATCCTTGCTGATCACTTCCGCATTATCAACGGCTGGGTCAGCGTTGGCCCAGGTAATAGCATCGTAGAGCAACTGCTTGGCATTGGTCAGATTGGTTAGTGCCAACGTCGCAATAACCTCCCGAATCGGGGTATACCAGTACCATTGCATGAGTGTGGTGAATGGGAGAGAAGAAGGAAAGTATTTAGGACTCAGTGAAGGTACCAGCACACATTCTAGGTATCACTGAATAGCACTAACCTTTGTTGCAACGCCCCAAACAGGGTTCTTAAAACTGCGAAAAAACACAAAAGACCCACTTAGTTAGGTGGGTCTTTTGTTGCAGTGTAGCTGCCTAGTCGGCAAGTCTTTTTCTACGCGTTAATCTGCGCGGCTAGCGCGCTACATCGCGCAGATTAACTAGCGGGCACGAAAAAGCCCCGACGTGAGCCGGGGCTTTTGCTTTTACAGCTTGCGTTTACCTATTAGGAATTAAACATCATGGATTTCGATGAAGTGTAGACTAAAACTTCACTATTAACAAAGTTGTAGATCAGCTCATGTAAGGGATGCGACTTCATGAAAATGGCACCACCATACGTATCCGGTGTTATCTCTTCGTCTACTATGCCTCCAGGAATAATAAAAGGCACTTTAGTGAATGTGTCCTGGTGTTCCCGATACCACTCCTCAAACATATGTATTCTACCTCTATGTTTGCTATCAATGGATTCGCAGGTAAAGTAAACTACGTGATAGGGGTTACTCTCAAAAAAGCTACTTACGATTTGCTTAACTGTTGCCTGTATCCTCTCGTCCTTATTTCCAACTCTTTTTTTGAAAGAGCCATCTTTTGCCCTACGTGTTGTATCGGGGCAGTTCGTTATATCTCTGTCGAAACTAAAGTCAACAATAAAGCCCTCTAGCTGCGGTTCGCCCGAAAACGAAACTTGCAGAAAGAGGGCTTTGTAGATTGCTTGATTGTCAGCTGTGAAATAAGCGATGCCCTGTTTGTCCGTTATACTATACGGCTGGGGCATTGAAGGGAACAACTTTAAAGCCAGCCTCACCCAGTTGCTCCGTGCTGCCATTGATAATGGCTTGACGAGCTTCTTTCTTCATGCGCAAAATGTTACTGATAACATCGGTACCATTTTTAACGCGCTCGGTGGCTTTCTGTATGTCAATTACAGGAGGCATAATTGGGGCGGTTATGGGGCTTTGACTGGGTGTCAAAGCGTGTGGGTTTAGGAAAAAGCCTGTTGCGATTTCAGACTGTAAAGTTACAGACGTGTACGGCGATAACAAGCCTGCGGTTAAAAAAGTTGAATCAATTCACGAAAAGGGTAGCATTATCCGTAGACAGTAGAATAAGGAAACGCGCGTGATAATCAGAAAGTATTTTATTGTCAAGTTAATTCTTTGGCGTAGTGCCTCTTTGTAAATTAAGAAGGAAAACCACCACTAGGTGGTGGATGGAAACCGTTATATACATTTGTTTATCAGTTAATTACACTGATTTCGCCCGTGCGCAGCTGCATTTTATATACGGGTAATATAGCTACTTAGCCAGCGAGCCTAATGCGAGTAATAAGGCTTTTAGAGGTTGGGGCGTTGCTTGAGATTAAGCTTCTCTACAATGTATTCGCTCAAACCCAGGCTAGCCGCCGCCGCCTGCTTGCCCAGTTCGGCATACTCAGCATCAGTAAAAGACAAACTACGGCCTTTTTTCAGTCGTGACTTGTCTTTGGTAGGGCGGCCTGCCTTCTTTGGTTGATCTTCCATAGTGAGGCAAAGATATAAATATCATATGCATTACCATGTGTAAGAAAATAAATAAGAAATAATTGTCTTGTATATTTTCTTATATAAGAAAATGCCTTATATTTGATTCATCAACAAAGCAAAAGAGGCCAGCCCCGGCAAGGGCTGACCTCCGATTTCCAAAACAGCCCCGGCAAGGGCTATTTCTTAAACTACACTACAAAGGTATGCAAACTGCAACCACCACCAAAGCAACCACGGCAACGGTTGCCGCCCACCTCTCCGCCTACACCGGCCCGCTGGCAAACTTCCTCAAGCGGCAGGCAGAAGTAAAAGCCGCCGCCGCCGAACAGCAGGCCGCCTTGCAGGCTATGCGGGCCAACATCACAGGCCTAGTATCTGACCCGCATTTGTTCACCGACACAGAGCGTCTGTTGACCAATGACAGCGTGTATCAGTGCGAAAGCATTCCACAGCTACAGCGTTGGTTCCGTAATGTGTACCGTGTGTATCAGGAGCGCGAAGGCTCGCTACAGCTTGGCTTTGCCGATGGTAGCTATATCCAACTGTCAGTAGCCACCGCCTAAGCCTGCTATTAGATGGAGAATCTGCACAATCAGGAAGCCCCTACGGGGGCTTCTCAGGCGGAGCCTACGCCAAACGAACAAGCCGCCAAACAAGCAGGCTACCCGGCTACACTCTTTGGCTATACGCCCAACGATGAACGCTATTGGACTGAACCCGGCTTACCGTGGGTTACCCGAACGCTGTCATATGAGGACGTTCGAGTAAAGACCCTTGTGGAATTTCACACTACCGCAATGGCCCCGCGCTTTCCGGCTGGCTGCTCTGTGGTGATAGACAGGCATCCGCAAGGTGATTCATTTCCCGCTGGTGTATATATCTGGTCCCGACCTTGTGGGGAGTGGCACGTTGGGAGGCTAGAACGGGCTCACTCCGGCACTGGCGACGGACTACTGCTCACATTGGATAATCGAGCGAACGGCATTGTCTGCGTGTTTGAGTGGGAAAATCCCGGCTTTGCCCTGTATCGGGTAACGCATTACAACAGCATTCCGGCTCGCTAGGATGCCTACCACCAACACCCCGGCCTGCGCCCCGCGTGGCGTAGGCCGGGCGGCGTGGGTAGCACAACAGAAAGGCAGAAAAGCGACTCTGTATGTCGTGCGCCTCACAGGCAACGGGGAAACCTTCTACAAGGTGGGCATTACGTTCTGCTTTTCCTCTCGCTTTACACGACTCAGTCTGCCTTACGCCCTGCGCACCTTCGCCCGCTTTAGCTCCTACAATGCGGGGCAAGTATGGGACTTAGAGAAGCGGCTACACACTGCCTTAGCTGCTCAGACTTATCAGCCTTTGCTGCCCTTCGCGGGCCATACCGAATGCTTTACCGATGCGGCGGCTATTCTAGCCCTGCTACCTAAACAGACTTTCATTCTTAAGCACGTTACGCAAGATGGAACAGCTAATTCCAATTAACCAAAGTGAGGGCGGGCCGGTCGTTTCGGCCCGCCTCTTACATGGCTTTTTAGAAAGTCGGCAAGATTTTACTACGTGGGCAAAGGCTCGACTAGAAAAGTATGACTTTCAGGAGGGTGTAGACTTCTCCATAATTTTAGGGAGAAGCGAAGCCAACAGACAGACAACCGATTACGCTCTCACGCTGGACACAGCGAAGGAGCTGGCAATGGTGGAAAATAATGAGAAAGGCAGGCAGGCCCGGCGCTACTTCATAGAGTGCGAACGACAGGCCCGAAACGCACCTGCCTTGCCTTCATCCCCTTCGGAGCTGATACTGATGCTGGCGCAACAAAACGTTGCTAACGAGGGGCGGATATTGGCCCTGGAAGGGCAGGTGGCCGAACTAGCCGCGCACATTGTCACGTCGGATAGTGACTACTTCTCGATTATGGGATACGCGACCTTGCAGAAGGTTGCGTTGCCGGGGGTGTTAGCTCAGCACTACGGGCGGCGGGCAGCGGAATTAAGCCGCCTACGCGGTGTTGCCGTGGGCGCGGTGTCAGATGCTCGATACGGGAAGGTGGGTACCTACCACCGCAGTATATTAGATGTTGTATTTAACGGGAAAGAGATAGGGTAATGGGTAAGCAATCAAACGCAGAGGAATTCATAGCCAAGGCGCAAGCACTACATGGCGAAAAGTATAACTACTCGCAGGTTGCGTATCAAACCAGCTCTAGCAAAGTCATTATAATATGCCCTGAACATGGTGCGTTTGAGCAGATTCCCAGCAGTCATTTATGGGGGAGAGGATGCCGTGTGTGTGCGGGAACAATTAAGCTGACTACCACTGAGTTTATAGCCAAAGCCCGCGCAATACACGGCAATAAATACGACTACTCGCAAGTCGAGTACACAAGCAACAAGGATAAGGTAGAAATTATATGCCCCAAGCATGGGGCTTTTACTCAAAAGCCTAACGGGCATTTAGATGGAAAGGGATGCGATACGTGTAGAAGAAAGCTTATAACCACAGAGGAATTTATAGCCAGGGCGCAGGCCGTGCATGGAGATAAATATGACTACTCGCAAACGGTGTATATCAATAGAGTAACCAAGGTAAATATTATATGTCCTGAACATGGGCTATTTGAACAGGAGTCCAACGGACATCTAAGAGGCCGCGGGTGCGCTGCTTGTGCTATTATAAATAAAAGGACTACTGAGGCGGACTTTATAAAAAGGTCTTGTTCCCTTCACGGAAATAAATACGATTATTCGCAGGTGGTATACCAGAATAATTCTAGCAAAGTCCTTATCATATGCCCTGAACATGGTGCCTTTGAGCAGACCCCTAACGGCCACTTAGGCGGACAAGGTTGTCGGAAGTGCGCAGGCACAGCCAAGTTGACTACCGCTGAATTTATAGCCAAAGCCCAAGAGGTACACGACAATAAATACGACTACTCGCAAGTCGTTTATAAAAGTGCGCTTGCCAAGGTGACAATTATTTGTCCTGAGCACGGGGCTTTTACCCAGCAAGCAACTGCACATACATTCGGTAATGGATGCAGACTATGCGGAATTACTTCAGCAGCAAAGAAGAAGCATTTGGGCAAAGAAATCTTCTTGGCTAGGGCAAGGGCTGCACATGAAAATAAATATGACTACTCGCAGGTGGTGTACACACTCGGCGTTAACAAGGTCGATATTATATGTCCTGAGCATGGGGTATTTAGCCAAACACCTGACTCCCACATAAAAGGGGTCGGCTGTCCAGCATGCAGCCTATTAAACCGGCCCTCGCAAATAAAAAGTTTAGAAGCCTTTATTGCGGATGCTCAAGCTGTGCACGGGGAAAAATTCGATTACAGTCTTGTAGATTATCAACGTGCCTCAGTAAAGGTTGAAATAATTTGCCCTATACACGGGGTTTTTAAACAGACTCCTGCTAATCATTTAACTGGCTACGGTTGCCGCGCCTGTGGCTGGATTACTGGGCGTTCAAGCTGGATTGAAATGGTAGGCAATAGGGAAAGCACCCTTTATCTATTAAGGATATTTTCCGAGGAGGAAGAATTTTATAAGGTTGGAATAACAACGCATAGTGTAAAGGAGCGTTTTCGTCAAAAACACCGTATGCCTTATCAATACGAAGTTCTTGCCGAATATAAATCCACTAATGCAGGGGCGGTATATGATTGGGAAAAAAGTATTCTTGAAACATTTGCCCATCTCGCTTATAAGCCCAAACTTTATTTCGAAGGGCAAACTGAGTGCTTCTCAGAGTGCGATGAAATATTAGCTTGCTTCCCCATTTAATTAAAATAATTTAGTTACTGCAATAACCACACATGCAAATAAAAAGACCCTGTCAATTGTGGCAGGGTCTTTTTATTAACACTTATTCGTAGGGAATATCTCTCTGTTTCTCAGCTTGCCTTCTGGCCTCTCGTTCTTCAGGCGTCTCCTTCAAGATTTTATTTGTTATCTCTGCCTCTTTTTGAAGATGCAGGGCAAGTGAGGTAGCAAATAGATCAGCTCGTATCTGTGTCGGGTCTAAAAAGCCAGAGGCTTTCAAGTATTCCAGTACAGCGGGGCCGATGGCTTTGGTGAACTCCTTGAAACCTGCAAACTTATTGCTTTGCAGCAAAGCGCGTTCTATCACAGGATCGTATGGTGCCCCCATTTCTATTTCCTTATCAACCTCGGAAGGGCCAAAAGGATTGAAGACCGTGCGGGGTGCTCTAGTAGGCCGTGGTGAGGTGCTTTCGCTTGAATTGTCTTCCATAGGGTTACGCGTGAAAAATCAACGTGTTATTAGTTCTTGCCTGCTTAAATAACGTGGCTGAAGATTGGCAAGCTACTAAATAAAATAAAGAAGAAACCGGCTAAGCCTGGTACCCTTTGGCGGCCATGAATTCATGTACCGCCGTGCAGTAAGTATTGAGTTCGGCCTCGGTGCGGAAGTGCTCGCCCGTGGTGCTAAAGCCTACTTTTCGGCTAGAAGGCAGGTGCGTTACTTCCGGCGTTTCTCCGCCCACGATGTTGATGTCACCGAAGAAGTATTCCCCGTTGCTGTTATCCTCCTGCTCCAGGTAATCTTTGAGGAAGACAGCAGGTTGACCAGCTACGGAACGCCAGATAGCTACCTTATAATCAGGGGTACGGTTGATGATATACAACGCCTTCGTGTTGCCCGCCGCTACCGAGCTGGAGCCTTTACCGCTGGCCCAGTAGGTGTTGCCATCCGTATATTCCAGGTGCAAGTTGTCGCCCCGGTTGATACCATCTCCCCCAAAAGTGCCAGGCGTTAGGTAGCCGAAATCCCGCCCGGTGGCAATGTCCTCACACGAGAAGAACGCAAAGTGACGGGCACCTGTCGTATCAGGTGTTTTACCGTAGGGCAGATAGAAAGTTCTGGCCTGGGTGCCAACCTGCCCATCCGGCTTGACACCTACACTATCCACCATCCAATTACCCGAGAAAGCCAGTCGGTAAGCGGCGTTCGTGTCCTGATTGTTGAGAATATTGTACTTGGCAGTTGCCAACGTACCCCCGGCAAACGCATACAGTGTGCGCAGGCGGCTCCAGATACCCGCATTGCGTAGCGTTGTTTCAAGCGCCACACCCGCATTCTTAACGCTGGCAGACACGCTACCGCCATCGGCGGCTACACGGGTTGCCCAAGCCTCAAAGCCTTCCGTACCACCAGCAGGCGGGGGTGTTGTTCCCCCGCCCCAGTCGTTACCGATTTTATTGGTTACCGTGCCAGTGCCAGCAGTATCCATAACTCCCGCAATGCCTACGGAGTTGCTGGAGGTGCCATTTGTAACCGTTTTGCCCGCGCCAACATAAATTGTGAAGGTGCCGGATGCTTTGATTGCTGCGAAGGTGAAGTTGTTCAGCTTGCCATAGTAGTTCTCTACCACATTATTGAGGTTGGTAGCATTGTACTCGACGGGAAAATTTACATTCGCAAGCTGCCCGTTATCTTGCCCGTTTGGACTGAGCGCGAAGCGAACGACAGGTGCCGGCCCTCTAGTGTGCGCACTGCGATTCATGGTGCCCCCGTTGATAGTGAGCGTTGTGCCGCGTCCCTGAATATCAATGATAGAGCGGTTATCAGCACTATTAGGGGTAGCCTCAATCCGGTCAAATGTGGCGTTATCCACCACGGCATTTGGTCCATAGAGTACAGTAGGATGAATGCTGCCGGTATAGTTGTTACGCCGTAGCAGGCCTATGCTTAGGTTGCGTATGGTGCAATCGAGCATCATGTTGGCTGGCTTATACGAGCCGGTAGTGGTCATTTCCACCGTGTACTCGTCCACCCGTACGGAACCGATGATGCCCGTTTTATTGCTGCCACCCGTGAAGATGTCGTTAGGCGACTCGGCGTAGTTGTCGAGTAGCATACCCTGCTGCTGCACCGTGCCGATGATGCGCTTGATAACGATGTCATCCACTGCCCCTTCCAGCCCACCGGAGGCCAGCAAGCGAAGCAGGTATTTGCAGTTGCGCGAATCAATGGTATCAATCCGCACGTTGCTTATCTTCCCGTAGACGGCCCAAGGGTCATAGCCGGTCTGCCCGGAGGGGCCAGCCACGGGGGCCGGATACTGCGGGAAGAAGATGTCGTGGCCTACCAGTGAGATCAAATCATCCCCTGTTTGCCCGAACACGGTGCCCACGGTCAGACCGGTACCGGCGTGGAACTTAAACCCATCCGAGTTGCGGGCCAGCTCTCCACTAGGAGAAACGTACGCAAAGGCCGAAATGGTCGGGCAGGAAATGTTCTGGAAGTTGGAAATGTAGGAGCTGAAGGTGCGCTGGTTCACCACCTCCATGTTAAAGCTGGAATTCTTAATACCCGCCAGCCGGAACCCAATGGTCCAGATAATCTCACCATTCGGCCCGACCGCCGCTTCGCGCTGCTGCAACTCGGCCCCTGTTGCCACATCGAAGGCATTGAGGTTACAGTAAATGCGGCCGATGTTGATATTGCTATCAACGATAGTACCCAGGCTGCTACCATTCATGCCCACTGGGTTGGCATTGCGCACGGCAAACCCGTTGCTCTGCTCCCGCAGGATAAAGCCGTAGTTGCGAGTGGTGCCCGGCTTAGCTACTGCGTTAATGGTGACGTTGCTACCAATAACGATGTGCGAAAACGACACATCCGTGTCCCAGTCTACCACCAAGGGGGCACCAGAGCTGTTGGCAAATAATGTATTGAGACCGGCCGTGGAGTCGGTGCCGTATTGCTTGCTGCCGAGCGAGGCATCAGCCGGATATATGCCAGGCTGCTGGGACAGCTTCAGTACACCTTCGCCCGCAACTGCATTGACGGTCACCAGCACGTCATCCGACTTCTGGCCATTCTTATCATCGGTAACCGTCAACCGGAACTGGTAGATACCAGCGACTAGCCCGCTTACCACCACATTCTGGCTTGTAGCCGGTATGCCTGTGGCATTGTTTGGCCCAGTGATCTGGGACCATGCGTAGGCCGTGATGGTGCCATCCGAATCTGTGCCGGTGCCCATCAACGCTACCTGATTGGTGGGTAGCTGCAGTGTCACATCCGAGCCCGCATTAGCTACGGGCAATACATTGCCAGCAGGTGCCTGCACGGTAATGCTCACTGAAGCTATTTGCACATTGCCTGCTGCATCGCTGGCCTTCGCCTGCAGGGTGAGTGGCCCAGCCGTAGTGACGGTGTACGGCAGCGTATAGGTGTTGCCATTCTTCGCACCCTGGCCTAGGCTTGCCCCCGTAGCCCCATTCAGGAACTCTACGGCTGTCACGGCCACGTTATCGGTCGCCGTGGCCGTGAGCGTGAGCTGGGTGCCGACTGGCACGGTAGCGCCCGAGGCGGGGGCTGTGAAGGTGAGATTCGGTGCCTGCGTATCGGCTGAAACAGGCGGCGTCGTTGTCTCAGCTTTCCGAAAAACTAGGCGCCACTGCCCATTGATGTGGGCATACCGCTCATAGATGCCTAGGCTCTTGGTGTAAAACCACTGGTCGCCTTCCTTGTAGCCAGCGTTGTCTTCAGCCGTAGGGGCGTAGGTCTTATCGACAATCTCATTGCCATCGAGCCCATCGTTGCCATCGACGTAATCCTTGCCCTTCTGCGGAGTGTAGCCAGGGTTGCCCTTCAGGTTTTGGCGTAGTACATAACTGCCGGCCACCTTCTGGTATTCGTCGCCTGTCTGCGTGTCACGGTAGATATCATTGTTGCTGCCCAAACTGTTGGCGGGTGGGCCGGCGCCATAACGTAAGGCAGAAGCACCAGCCCCCTGCAGGGAGGCCAGATCGTTGGTGAGGGCTATTTGCCGCACGAGTAACGCGGCTAGTCGTGGGCCAGATACATCCGCCCCGGTCTGCAGGGTATTGGTAATATCCTGGCTGAGCTGGCTCAGCTCGCTCTGTACTTGAGAAATGGTCGAGGCCATTAGCGGAGGTCGTTATCGTTGAAGTCGGGAATCTTAAAATCGTGCTTGGGCTGCGTGGTGGGCAGCGGCTCCCCACCGGAGTTGGGCCGCGAGGGGTTGCGCAGCGTGACGGTGACCGTCGTGGCCTGGGCTGGGGGCTTGTCCGGCAAGGGAATGCGCGTTACCCCAGGCCGTAGCGAGGCAGGCAACGCCACCGAGCGTATTTCCAGCTCCTGATGGAAGCCATTGCGGTAGAGGAACTCCGCATACCACACCTCGTCAGCCGCGCGCTCCGGCAGCCACACGGTGAGGTCTAAGGGCAGGCCCGCCCAATGCACGGCTTGCCCACTGGCAAAGGCACTCAGGGGCTTCGCAGGGCTAGCGGCATCGGCCAGGTAGGTGCGCGTTGGCAGCTGGGCGGGCACGGCCGAAAGCACGGCATAGTGCACCACGTCTTCTTCCTGCCACTCGCCCGCGCCCTGCTGATCTACTTCCCGGTACCGGGCCCGAAAGGCCAGCGTAGCATCTTGATCATGCGCCACAAGGCCTACTGGGTAGCGGGCCTCGGGCCGCAGCTGCGTGTGCAGGGCCTGGGAGATATCGACCTGCTCGGCTTCGCGGCGCACTGTCTTGCGCAGACGGGCGAAGTAGTCACCGGCAGGCTGCTCAGGACGCCGTAGCTCTACGACCACGTGCAGGCCTACCCGCGCGGCAAAGTTGAGATCATGCAGGCCGCTGACCGGCGTAGCCAGCAGCGCGGGCCTGGGCTGCAAGCCACCCACCGCAAACCAGAGGGAAACCGGTGGCGGCGCTACGACGACCGGTGGCGCGGGGGCCGCGTTGATGGTTACATCCACTGAGGCAGTACAGCCCTTGGCATCCTTGAAATTGAACCGATAGCTGCCTGCTTTCACGGCTCCGAGCTGAAACAAGCCCGGAGTATACACGGGGGCCAGTTGCTCGGTGAAGTTATCGGAGAGGCGCGTGACCGATACCGTGTAGCTGGGCGCCGAGGTGGCCACCTGCACGCTCAGGCTGCCTGCGGCGCCTGCCTGGGTGGGCTGAAATACGCGCAGATCCGTTACGCTCAGGTCGCAGCTATCGGCGGTGCCAAGGCTGCCACAGGCCACCTCGTAGTTTTCCTTCAGCGCCTCCCGCCCGGCCTGATCGGTGGCCGTGATGGTATACATGCCATCAGGCACGGGCGAAAAGCGGAAGGTGTTGGTGAACTGCCCTTCTAGTGACTGCTGATCACTGAAACCCTTGTCATTGCTGATGGTGCAGCTCAGGTAGGCATACTCCGAGCCATCGGCGGCAGCCGTGCTGCGTAGGGTAACGCGCAGCTCCGCCCCGCCCCCGGACGTCAGGCAGGTATGTTGCAGGCCAATGGTGAGGCTATCGAGAGCGGGCATTAGTAAGCGGTTTTCGAGGTGAAGTCAGCGAAGAGCTCCGAGCGCAGGGAGCGGCGCACCTCCGCGGCCAGATCGGTGCGCAGGCGGGCGCGGCTGGCAGCTAGCACGTCCCGTAGCGTACCCGTAGGCCGAGCGAAGCGCGGGTCCTGATTGCGGTGCAGGCGGGTACCCTTGCGCAGAATGGAGGTGGCCACAGCCCAGGGTGAAGCATCGTAGCCGCGGGCTTGCAGCCAGGCGGTGATGTCGGCAATCATGGCCCGGCCGGGCTTGGCCTTGGGGTCGGCAGCCGGGCCGGAGCCTTCTTCCAGGGCACCGAGGTGCGCTGGGCCGTAGAGTCTAGCCAGTTCAGGCGCCGACTCATTGCGCAGCGCGGCAATGGTGCGGCCCGTAGCCCGCTGGCCAGAGGCCGTGATGCTGTCGCCTAGCTCTTGCTGGGTGCGGGTGATTTCGGTTTTCAGCAGCTGGGCTAGGTTCATGGTTAGCATAGTCTAGCCCGCTCGGCAGGCGTAATGTCCAGCTGCATCACCACCCCATCGAGGTTGGCGTCGAACTGATTGTAGGATGAGACGATGTTGCGGGCCGTCACCTTGGCCAGGGCATCCGACTTTTCCAGGGCGCTGAGCAGCGCATAGGCAGCCGTCAGCAGCTCATTCATGCGCTCCAGACGCACATCCGCCTGATCGGTAAGCTTGGCGTAGGCTAGCACGCTGATAGTGGCCTGAAACGTGGTCGTGGTGCGTACCCCAAACTTGTTGACGGTGGGCACCACGAGCATCTTGGGCTCCACTAGCACTACCGTTTCCGAGAACTTGAGCTTATCGAGGTGGATGTTCTCTTCCTCCTTTTCGCCATGGGCGAAGTGGCAGCCGGGAATGGCCAGCAGAGCAGCGGCGCGTAGGGCTGGAATGGGATATTGCATAGGGTTCCTATCTTGGGCGCATGCGCCAGGTATTACTTGCTGTAGTCGTGATTACATTGAGGTTAGCACTGGTGCTTCTGCTGATATTTGCGGGCATAGCAGCGGCAGCGCTCTTATGGCTGTACCTATTCGGCCACTTGACTAATGACTAGCCCTATCGTTTCTGTAGCTGCTCCTGCTTGAGGTGCACCTGGTAACGGTAGTAGGCTTTGTGGTTTTCCAGCTCAATCATGGTGTTGACCTCGGCCCAGCTGAGCTGGTAGAAGTAGTTCCAGCGGGTCTTATCGCCCCCGGCCAAGGCATCGACCACGGCTAGGGTATCCCACTCTTCGCTAAAGCGGCCGATGTTGGCAGCCTGCTCGGCACGGCTGAGGGGGATGCGCTTGAGCTGGGCGGCGTGGCCCCGGCGGATGCGGTCGTACTCGGCAAAAAAAAATCCGTCAGTGGCAGCGCGTCCCGTAGCTTGATATCGGCGCACAGCACTTCCAGCACGGCTACCCGATCCGAGTCGTAGGCGGTGCCATCGTAAGCGGGCTGTAGGATAGTGGCCAGCACCTGCAGGCGTAGCTGGGGAATGTCACTGCCCAGCTCCTGCATCAGGGCCCCGATATCCGCGGCCTGCCCGAAGCTCAGGTCTTCGAGGGTGTCGAGCACGGGTACTTCAACACTCGCAATGGAGCCACCCAAACGGATAACCGTAGGCCGCACGAAGGCCGTGAAGTCGGGCTTCTCCTCACCAGCCAGGAACAGTACCTGGTGCAGGGCCGCGCCCAGCTCAGGCCCGCGCAGTTGCAGCAGGTCAGGTATGCTGCAGTCGAGCAGCAGGGCTAGGCAGTCCTGTATACTGGCTTCCCCCAGGGCTTCCAGCTTCGCAGCTTGGCCTAGGGTAACGTCACCCCAGTTGGTTGGTAGTGTGTGGAGAGGGAGCATAGGCTTAGCGAGGGCGGCGGCTGGGGCCGAAGTGTTGGGAGACGGTGATGGGAGCCGGGGCGGGCTTCTGCAACCGGTTCAGGGCCACGTAGCGCAGGGCATCAATGGTGTGGTTGAAAGCATCGACGGGCACGTTCGTGGTGAGGCCCGTCTTGCGGTCCTGCTTCCACTTGTAGTTGCTGAGCTCCTTGCGCAGGTTGGTGGAGCGCAGCGTTACATTGAGGTGGTAGCGCTTCAGGGCATCTATGCTGGCGTTGATGCTGTCCGGGCCTTTCTGCGCTCCTTCGATGGGCAGGCCTAGGCGCCGTAGCTCTTCGATGCTCTTGGGCTCGGCCGAGTCGGCTACGACATCATAGCGCCGGCCTGCCCCAATGGCCAGCAGCGCTTTATGGATATCCGGATTGGTAAGGCCTGTCGAGTAAATCAGCTCATCAGCCCACAGCTCCCCGTTCTGCAAGTACAGGTCAATGGCGGTGGTGGGGTCGTTGGTAAAGCCAAAGTCCATGCCCGTGCCTAGGTACTTGGCTCCCTCGGGAATCTCAGGGCAGGTGCTCCAGTTGCGCAGCACGAGGCCTTCAATCTTACCGGTCTTACCGCGGGCATACACGCGCCACAGCTCCAAATCTTCCGTCTTCAAGGCCTCGATCTTGTCGCGGGTCAGCTGCGAGAGGAACGGGTTATGGCGGTGGTCGCTGATGATGAGCTGCACATCGGGCTGGCCATGCAGCTTCTCGTGGGCCCAGAACTCAGCATTGGGGTTGTAGTCGATGAAAGTGCGAATGCGCGTGCGCAGCATCAGTTCCTTCACCACGGCGTAGGCAATGCCGTTGGCCTCATTCACGAAGAGGTAGTCGCGCTTACCTGACTTAGCATCCTGAAAGTCATCGTAGCTCTTGAACTCCATCAGCGAGCCATTGTGAAACTCGTAGATGCGCTCACTCTTGTTGTAGGACTTGATCAAGCTGCGCAGCTGCTCGGAGTTGCGCACGATGTCCTGCGCATCCCGTAGAGCACCCGCTTTGAGGTTGGGAATGTCCTGGCCTACTACCGTGCACACGAGGTTGGTGCCGGCTGCCAGCAGCACGAAGAGCGCCTGTAGGATACTGTAGGTCTTGCCCGAGCTGGTGCCGCCCTGGTTCACGACCACGGGCTTGGTGGCCTTCAGGTTAGCTTCGAAGACAGGAGAGGCCTTAAACATCATCCACCTCCTTTTCTGCGCTGGCCAGTGGTACACCGCCAACAGCTGGCAGCAGTTGCACGGTGGCATTCATGACGGCCGTAGTAGCCGCCTGCTTGTTGTCCTTCTCGAAGATGCCACGCACACGGCCCATATCACGTAGGGCTGCAGCAGAGTCATAGAACTCGATTTTAGTACCGAACTCCGAAGGCTGCCACGACTTGATGCGGTTGCCTTCCTTCGCCTCAGCAATCTTCACCAGGTCTAAGTCAGCCCGCTTCACTAGCTCGGGCGGGCCATCAACTGTAGTGGTGGCCTCAGGATTACGGGCCAATTGCATTTGAAACCTCAGTACCTCCAACCTCTTTCGGTTGATGTCATATTGCTTATCCGCTAGGTAAGCTGCACGCACTTCGCCTGTGTGCCCCCAGATATCAGCTGACTTCTCCGCGTATTCTTCGTCAAATGCAATTTCATCCTCTAGCTGCTTGATGGCTTCCGCTAGTGGCTGTTGAATTTTAGTCCTTTGCTCAACCTGTTTTACCGTCAGGAAGTCATTCAGGCTGGTTTCTGCAATATTACTGATGAGCTTTGTGACCTGCCCAGCGGATAGGCTCAACTCGTTTAGACGTGCATCAATAGCCGCCCGAATGTCAGGTTTTGTCAGGTTCTCCGAACCGATGGAGCGTGCTGTTTTCTCACTGTAACCCGCCCGTATTGCCGCTTGAGTACAATTCCAGTCTACACAGTACTCTTCCACGAAGCGCTTCTGCTGCGTAGTGAGCTTCCTGGGTTGCTGGGCTTGATTTTCGGCGGGAGTGGACATACCACGAAACTCCAACCATCCCGGTTCGCTACAAAACGCCTGAGCTCCAAAACGCAACTCGGCTGCGCAAAACGTAACTTCATTTCAGTTCGGCAGCGCGGGCCAGCATGTAGCGCAGTTCCACGGTGGCAATGCCCAGCTCCCGGGCTACCAGGCCCCGGATGCCCGCCCGCGTGCGGCTGGGGTGCTTCTCGGCTTTCTCGGCTACGAGCTGCGCGGCTTGCCGTAGCTGGGCTACCGAGTAGGTTTTGCGCTTGGGTGGGTCTGGGGGCAGGCTGATGTAGTCGAGGATCTTGCGGCGCTCCTTGGGGTCGAGCTGGGCCAGCACTTGCCGTAAGAGCTCGGCGTGGGACTGCCAAGCGGGGCTAGCGGGAGCCTGGGCGGTAATGGGATAGAAGACGGGAGTCGTACACATAGGGAGAGCGTAGCGGTAGGGTTATGCGCCTAGGGAGTGGCGCCACTGGGTAAATTCTTGCCGGACCTGCTCCAGGCTGCGGCCCTCACAGGCAAAGCCGCCGGCGCGGCGCACTTCTTCGAGGAAGGTGATCTGCTCCGGACGAAGCTTGTCTTTGCCGACCTTGACCTCGATAGCGAGGAAGCGGCCTGTAGCACGATGGTAGCCGAGGATGTCGCTGATGCCAGGGTTGGAGCTACCAGCGCGCCACACCTGCAGGGTGTTGTCGAACACACCCGCATTGTTCTGACGCCAGACGGTGCAGCCTTCCAGCGTCAGCAGAACAAGCAGGGCCTTGGTAAGAGAATTGGTAGGAGTGGCCGGTTTCTTCGATCTGTGAGCACTTCGGCCCGCATCCGGCGTGGTAGTGCCAGATGCGGGCGTGCGTTGCTGTGAGGCGCGGAATTCGGCCGCGGTCATTTTCTCAGTCACAGAAGGTTGTGCTAGCGGTGAAAGTGCTGCTGAGAATTGCCTGCGTGAGGTTCGCTTCATCACTACCATCCTGCGGCACTAGGTGGATTTTCGCCGGCCGGTAACCGTTGTAGAGGTCAGCTATAGCCTCGAAGCCTTTCTGGGCTGCACCTCGGAAGTCGGCTGGATCTGCTTCGATTGTGACGGGTAGGAGAACGGTGTACTTCATGCTCCCTCACCTCCCTTCAGAATATCAGCAACTACCTTGTGACGTTGGATAGCTATGCTCACCAGTTGCGAAAACTGGGCCGCCGTGAAGGAGCTTTGCTGGGCGCCAGGCTGCAGCAGCACCGCATCTAGCAAAGCGAAGTGCACGCCCACTGCGTCACACAGCTCCACCTTTTGCTGGAATGAGAGGGACTTGAGAGCACGCTTGCTCAGCACAATGTTTACTTCTGTCACCTCACACGTCGGGCACCCGTCACAGCTCAACGGGCTGCACTTCGGCGCCGGCGTATCCTCAGCAATGACCACCATCGGGGCTGCCTGCTGCATCCATGGCAACTCTATCGGGTACTTCTTGGCCAGCTCTGCCAGCGCGGCTTCATCTTGCTGCGGAGCTTTAACCGGGCGTAGCTTCTGCACAGCCCAATCAATCATCTGAGGCAGTTCATCGTAACGGGAGGCGGGCAACGTCAACGCGTTGTCGAGAATCAATAGCGCCTCCTCAACAGAGGCCTCGGTATACTGGGTAGTGCTCATGATTTCGGGGTATGGAATTGGCGGAATTTCTTTTGAGCGGCCTTCGTGCGGCGGCGCTCCTGTTCTTTCTTAATCAGCTTGACTGTCTCACCATCGGGGGCATACAGGCCTAGCAGCCGGGTAAGGCCATCATCCGACTCGCTCCGGAGCCGGCCTATGATTTGGGAGTTGGCACTCATGGCTCAACTCGTTTGAACTCCACTACCCACACCCAGGGGTTGGCCTCCCATGAATCTTCACCATTGATAGACTCCCAAAGGGTGGCGTAGCTAAGCACAGATGCTGGCATGATCTCACCACACACCTCGTATTCAGGTTTGCTGAGGTGGTTTGCTGGGTTTTTATAGTTGATCCACCCACCAAACCGTTGCTCTATTCCCTCGGCTATGGCATCCTCAGCACTGATGCTCCTAAGCCGCTCCACTCGCACCGACACTATTTCAAGTTGTATCCGGGAAGCCCAGCGGGGCATGTGAATAGAGGGCTTCCAGTGTTCCTGGCACCGAGTCCAGCCGGCGCGGTATACCGCCGCTTCCCAGTCACTAGCAGGGTTTATGGTTTGCTCAACCCCAGTGCTGCAGGCGTAGGCCGTGCGCGGCACCTTAGCGAAGGTTTCGCGCACCCACAGCCGCTCACCTTCTACGCCGTAAGGGCAGCGCACTTGCACACGGTCATCACCACAAGTAAATAGCCAATGCTTACCATCTTTGGCGGGAATCCACTGCCGCTGCCAGCAGCCAGGGTTTTCATTGATAAAGTCTAGGCCAGTAGTCCGGCGCGTCTGGGTCTTCGTGCCAGCGAGTAAGGCGCACACCATGGCACCCGAGAAAAGGATAGGGCGTTCTTTAATTGCGGTATTCATCAGGTAGTAGCGTGAAGGGTTGGGGGTAGGCTATGCCGCGTCGCACGGCTTCGGATTCGGCTAGCTGGAGGCCTGGGCCACCGCGGGTGCGGTAGTAGGCCAGGAGCTTTTGAAAGGTGGGCTTATCGGCTTGGGCAAGCTGTTTAGCTACCCAGTCCTGTAGGGTGGGGCTGTACTCTTCCATCAGAAGCCGGGGTCTGATTCATCGGGCATGAAGTCGGTGCTCTGGGGCAAGCGGCCTAGGTTCACCTTTTCGCCTTCGACATACATGGGACGCTCCCCAGCGGGGGCCGGGCCTTCCTCCAAATCGGAATAGGTGCCAGTGCTCATGACCGACTTCACCACCGGGCTTTCAAGCGGGCCGTTGCGGTGCTTGGCAATGATGAGCTCGGTAAGGTTGTGGGTGGGGTTACCCATCTCATCTTCCTTGATGCCGTAATACTCAGGGCGGTAGGGAAAAATGATCATATCCGCATCCTGCTCAATAGCGCCGGACTCGCGTAGGTCGGAAAGCATCGGCTTCTTTTCCCCGCCGCGCTGCTCTACCGAGCGGCTAAGCTGAGCCAGGGCGATTACCGGAAGCTTCAGCTCTTTGGCAATGAGCTTGAGGCCCCGCGAAATGCTGGCTATTTCCTGCTCTCGGTTGCCTTTGCCCTTGCCGGTATTGTCGCCCTGCATCAGCTGCAGATAGTCGCAGATGATAAAGCGGATACCCTGCTCAGCCTTCATCTTGGTAGCCTTGGTGCGCATCTCACTGATGCTGATGCCGGGGCTATCATCCAAGTACAACGGCAGCGTGTAGAGCGGCTGGGCTTTGCGGGCAATCTCAGCCACCTCATCTAGGCCACCGTCTAAGTCGCCCCGTAGGATTTGGGAGGTGGTTACCTTGGCCTCGGTGGCAATCATCTTGCGCACCAGCTGCTTATTGCCCATCTCCAGCGTAAAGAAGGCACCCGGGTAGCCCGCGCCGGCGGCGTGTCGAGCACAGCTCAGGGCTAGGCTGGTTTTGCCCATGCCGGGCCGAGCGGCAATGATGATCAGGTCTTCATCCTGAAAGCCACTGGTAACGCGGTCCAAGGCATTCAGGCCAGAGGGTACCCCCGTCAGGCTGTTGCCGCGTTGCACGGCCCGGCCTAGCTCATCAATCACCTCGGCTACCAGGCTGCCCGCCTGCACCGCGCGGCGGGCCTGGAGCGAGTCGGTAAGCTGGTTGAGGGTGCCTTGGGCTTGGGCCAATAGCTCTACGGGGTCCTGCATCGGGTCGTAGGCATGATTCACCAAGCGGCGGGCCAGCTCGGCAATCTTGCGCTTGGTGTAAAGCTCAATTAGCTCCTGGCAGTGGGTAGCCAGGTGAGCAGCGGTTGAGGCCTTGAAGCTGAGTTCGGCCAGGGCCGCGGCGCCGAGGCCTACGGTTTCCCCGAACAAGCTCATCTTGCCATCCTTCTGCAGCTGCCACACCATGCTTTGCAGATCAACGGCCTGGCCAGCGTTATGCAGGCGCACGGCGGCTTGAAACAGCACGCGGTGCTTCGGCTGGTAGAAAATTTCTTCGTTGCCGCGTAGCAAGCCCAAGGCTTGCCGGAGTGGGTCGGCTTCGATAAGCATTGCAGCCAGTACCAATTCCTCGGTTTGGTCGGAGTGAGGGGCAACGTGGGTATAGTTGAGGGCAGTCATTAGCGTACTTTTTGAGAGTTTTTAGCTAGCAGGTTGCCTGCTACAGCAGTGGAGGTTGGAGCCGGCCCAAAGGCGGGGCGGGCTTCAGGCTTGCGGGTGCTCTGGGCTTCCTGCAGCTTGGCTGGCCAATCACAATCACACCAGGCACCATCGGCGTAAGGCATGCCATCGGGGCTCAGGTTGGTTTCGTGGCCTAGGTAATTGTCGAGGCTGTGAGCACCGATGCCCTTCAGGGCGCGGAAGGCAGTGTAGGCATGGAACTGGGTGCGCAGCTCCTCGAGCTTGCCGGCCTCGGCTAGCAGCTTGCAGAAGCGGTGCACCTGGGCAAAGCGGCGGAAGTTCTTTTGCTCGGAAACCTGCCAGTTCTGGGCAATGGCCAGAGCCAGCGTGCGGGCCTCGGCGGGCGCCCCGCCCCCTGAGTTAGCCGACGTCAGAACGGGGCTGTCAGAGGGTAATGAGGAAGCAGCAGAAGACCCTTCAATTTTTTTGAAGCCCGCCGCGCCCGCGCATTGGTCTTTGTCTTCTACTACAGAACTAGTCTTGTCTTCTTCCTTATATAGTATGGTGTCAGAAATTGACACCTTCTCTGACACCTTATTTGCCTTTAAGGTGTCAGTTTTTGACACCATACCTGACACCTTATTTGGCCGGAAGGTGTCAGAAATTGACACCTTATTCGGGGCATCCGTTGGGCCGGTTTGCAGGGCATATACACACCCATCACCCGCGCCATTGCCGCCCGCTTGGTAGGCCAGTAGGCCGCGCTCTTCTAGCTCCGTGCGGGCCTTTTTCATGGTGTTCACCGACCCACCCATCAGGGTAGTAAGCTTGCGGTCGGTAAGGGTGAACGGGTTCTGCCAACGTTGGCGGTTGCACTCAGCCAGAATCTTCACGTACAGGCGCGTGGCGCTGGCGCTAAAGGCCTGCTCAGCATCTAGGGTGTCGAAGCGGTTGAGAAGTTCTATGTAGCTCATGCGAAGGCCGGCGGAAACAGGTGGGTGGTAGCCTCCTTCCTGGGTGCGGAAGCGGTTGGGGGCGGTATGCATCAGGCAGCGGCGAAAAGAGAGGGTTGAGCAAGGGCAGCTTTCTTACCCTTGGGTTTCACTACCAGCGGCCCGGTAATGGGCTCCAGCTGGTGCAGGTGGCGGAGCAGGCCGAAGCACATTTCTACATCACGTAGGGCGCGGTGGGCACCATGGGTGGCAATGCCGAAGTCGGCGCACAGCTCACCTAGGCCATGTTTGCGGTTAGGTAGGCGCTGCTTAGAGAGAGCCAGGGTACAAAACCACTCATTGGATAGGGGCGCCGGCGCACCCAGACGAGTGCGGGCAGCTTCCAGAATGCGGCGGTCAGCACTCAGGTTGTGGCACACGAGTAGCGAGTTGCCGGCCAGCTTCTTGAATTGCTGCAGCACGGCCTTTTCCTCGGGCGCGTTCCACACGTCGGCGTTGCTGATGCCCGTGAGGTTGGCCACGTGGTAGTTCAGCTCCCCACGGAAGCGCACGAAGGTTTGCAACTGGCCAATGGGCTGCCAGTCTTGGTAGCGGATAGCCGCCAGCTCCAGCATGTCGGTGCCCTGAAACTCAATATCTAAGACCGTGAAGTCGTAGAGGTAGTAATGGGCGTGCAAGTCGGCTACTACTTCAGCGGACAGCGCTGGCAGCTCAGCAAACGGTACCGCTACGGGCTCGGCTACGTCGGCCTCCTCGGCGGCGTGCTGGGCCCTGCTCATGCCTTTCTTGAGTGACTTCGAAAACTCTGTTTCCTTGGCTAGCTCTTCGGCCTTCTTCTTTTCGTAGGCCAGCACGACTTCTAGGGCTGCCTCATACTCCGCTGCTGAGCAGGCTACGGCACCTACAGGCACACCTAGCTGCTCACCTTCTATTTCAACGTACTTCGGCGGCGTCTTCTCACCGGGCTTACCGGGCCAGTCGGGGTTGAGCTTCTGCCGAAAGGTGGCCGCACTACGGTACACGAAGCCATCTTCGTAGACGCTGACCTGAGCCAGTCGGCCCGTAGCATCACGGTAGAAGTATTCGTCTTTGTGGGCGCAAGCTTTCTTCTTAGCGGTAGCATCATCAACACCACGGCTCAAGTAGGAGCGGAGTTTGAAGTAGCTAGACATGAGCTACCTCCTTTCTGTCTGGATCGTTGAATATGCCCCTGTGAATGCGAATGGTGCAATCATAGAAGTCCTGCAACAGCAACTCTCTAATATCTTCCAGCACACACCAGAGCATGAAGAAAGGCTGGGGTTGATTGAATAAACTCCAGCCAGTTACCTCGGAAGGGTGAAGCAGAAAAGCTGCGTAGAGCGTTTCCTTTTGCTCATCAAGACCCTTGAATAGACCTGCATAAGTCGCAGGCTTCTGAAAGCGTGTAATTCGAGAAGCACTGGTTTGCTTTCCACTTTTAGCCAGACAGCCAATGCTGTGCACCAACGAGCCTACTTCCAGGCCGAACAGAGCCCGCTTTTCAAGTGCTGGTTCACCCAACAGAAAAGGGTGGCCATCCCGAGAGACGGAGTAGTTGGGCTTACAGGAAGATGTTCTATTAACTTCCATCAGTACAATGCGTTAGGATTGGCACAAAAGAGCCCCGCCACCACGGGCAGCGGGGCAACTGGACTTAGAAAGGGTCGGTGCTGGCAGCCTTTCGGCCTCCTACTGTGCGCGTCTTACCACCGGGGGCAGTCACCTCCATCGTGAGCTTGCTTTTATCCAAAGCATCTATCAGCTCCTCGGCTATTTCTAAGGCAGAGCGTGGCTCAGGGTCTTTACCGAACAGCTCCAGCTGCTCACCACCTTCCCCATACTTGCCATTCATGAAGGCCACTAGCTCGGTCTTCAGCTCATCAAGCGCGTTGCGCATCTGCTCAAAGAAGGGGTACTCCCATTCTTCCGGCTCCTCATCCGCATCGAGGCTGAGGCGCACATCTACCACGGGCGTTTCTACCTTCAGCGAGTGGCCTAGGCTACGATACCGGGCCCGCTTCGAACCCTTGAGCACCACACCTTTCGGTTTCCAGATCACAGAAGTGCAGCGATAGTTTTCCAGTAGAGGATGCACGTAGGCTTCACCACTTTCCACTGCATCACGCAGCAGGTTGCGCACGGCAACGGCCGGCGGCAACTGGGTGTAGGCGGGAGCTGGGTAGAGCTGCGTATCCGTCAGGCTCTCGGTGAGCAGGCACATGTGCAGCGTTAGGCGACGCAGGCACTTGAGCAGTTCAGGGTGTGGCTTGCGGTGGCGCGTAATGGTGAACTCATCACCAGCATCATCACTGTGGCGGTAACCTACCAGCGTGAGGTTGAACTCATCCGTGAGGGTAACGGATGAGAAGTCGAAGTAAACCGTGTTGGCTTCAACTACAGGGGCGGCAACGTCGGCAGCACCAGTGCCGGTCAGATAGGATTCTTGCATGAAGAGAAAGAGTTAGGCGGGAATGGCTTGGAGTTGAGCTTGTGCTTCGCGCACTTCGCGGCGCAGGTCTTCAGCTTTGGCTGTAAGCGCACTAGCGCGGGCCATCAGGTGCTCGTAGTATTCTTGGCCGATAGCAGTTGCATTCTTATTGGCCCAAATCCGCATCTGATTGCGCGCGGTGGCTAATGCCTTCGCTGGGTCTTTCCGCTCAGCTATCACGGCTGGCAGCTTGGCCAGTGTGTTATCTACCCAACTCTCTGGGCGCTGATCTACGGGTACCGACAGCAGCATATCCCGTTCCTCCTTATCCAGCTCGGGAGAGGCAATGAGTTTTACCAGCTGCTGAAGCTTGGACTCTGTGGCCTTATCCGGAGCGGGGGCGCTTGGCTCTGCAGTAGTGGGTGCTGCCTGGGGTACCGAAGCCGGCGCGCTGGCCTCGGGTGCGGGCGCGGCTACCGTAGGGCGGGGCGCTTCAGCCTGGGGCGCTGGGTTGTTGGCCCGGCTAAAATCGTCGGCTTCATCTTCCCCAAACACGCCCATGGCATAGAAATCCGTGAGCTGGAGCACGCACCTAGACTTGGCGCGCTTCTCGGCCATTTCCACGTAGTACTTATTCTGGCTGGTATCCTTGCCAGCGGAGCCGTAGGTTTCGGCCGTTACGCAGTTGGTGCCTTTGCCCATCTTGCCCGTGGCCTTCACCACGGCGAAGTCTGGCTGCACCTTCACTAGTTTATAGGCTAGCCGAATGCCGGCCTTGGCTGCTATCTTCTCAATGCCGGTGCGGCGGATAATGGTATAGTGCTGGTGCTTGTGCACATCCTCTTTCAGCAAGCCATACTCGGTGTAGAGACGGTTCAGCTTATCTTGCTGTGACTCAGTTTTAGTGGAATCCATATATTTGCGGCTGTTAAGACTTTGAGTAATAGGCGGCGCTACCTTCCGAGGGGTAGCGCCGCTACTGTTTTAGGGGCGGGCATCACTCGGATACCATCCGTACTTCGGCAGGGGCACCTCCTTATCTTGCAGCAAGCCTAGTGCTGGCTGCTTAGCCTTCTTGGGCTGGGCCAGCTTGCAGCTACCGAGGATGGCCAGGCCTACACAAGCCAGGAAGACAAGTACCCAGTAGGCAGTGGCGCGGGTAGCTTTCTGCTCGGGCGTGGGGGCGGGAAGGTGGTGGCGTATCATTTGGCGGCAGTGGCTTGGAGGGTGATGAGCAGCAGGGCCAGCGGCCCGGCGTAGGCGACGCGTCCGACTTTCATGGCTGGGCAGGATTAAGGGCCAACTCAATCAGTTGCAGCTCCATCATGCGCGCAGCCACGACTGCTTCCTGTTCTGAATCCGTAGTGGCCTCCTGGTATTCGATGCGGGCATTTTCCTTCCGCTCATCTAGCAATTCCTGCACGGCTTGTAGCCGCTTCACCAATACCTTATTGGTTTGCTGCATGCTCGCGTAGTTGCCGAGGTGGGCTTGTAACTCTTCTAGATTGGAGCTATACACAGCATGCTGTCTGCCAAACTCCGTAGCTATGGCAACGGCGTGCTCTCTGGGCAACTCACGTAAGAGGCCTTGCAGCGTATGCGTCATAGCCTCACCTGCATTGAAGGCAGTAGCTTTAGGAGCATTAAGCCGCTCCTTTACTTCCTCAATCTCTTCCCTCGACACTAAAGGGGTAAGTAGACTGATAATGTGTATTACTTGATCTTTCGTCATCTTTGCAGTGTTAAAAAAGAGTTAGTGAATGGCTCCTAGGATTCCGGCCTAGGAGCCGTTTTGCGTTTTAGGCGGTAGGCTGTGCGGTGGCTGGCTCTCCGAATGCCCGCTGAAACTGATAGCCTTCACTGAGCGGTGTCTTATCCTTCGGCTGGTAGGCGCAGGCCTTAGCTACCTGCAATTCCACCATAGCTTTCTCCCGCGCATCGTGCAGCTCCTGTATAGTCTTCCTGCTCAGATCGTACACCGTCCCAGCCAGTACCCCTGTAGCCATTAAGGCATGATGCAGGGTCTCAGCACCTTGGAGTGCACCGATTGCTTTCTGATGATTGAAGTGAGCTGTTTGCAGAGCTTCTTGTTCTTTGGTGAATGCCATAGTGGTGGGATTAAGCGGCTAGTGGTAGTTGAGTGCGGCTAGCTTGGTAGCGCTTCTCGGTTTCCTTGCGCACATTCTTGAGCCAGCGCAGTAGCTCACTCCAATCGGAGCGGGTTTCGAGAGCATCTAGTAGGCTATCTATCTCAGCCTGCGAGTAGACCCGAGCGGCATTCTTGGCCTTGGTCTGCTTGTAAATGAGCTGGCGTAGCTCAGCCAGCACGACGAAGGGGGCTAGCTCGGGCTCTTTGCCGCAGCGGATAGCGTAGATGGTTTCTGCTATCCGTAGGCGGTCCTGCCACTCTGAGGGGTTGACGTTGCTCGGCATCAAGGCGAAGGCTTCCCAAGTGGCAAACTTGCTGTCACTGTGGAAGAGCAGGCCGTTGAGGCGTTGGCGTTCGTGATAGCAGCCCATACCTACTCTTCGATTTTCACCCCGCAGAAAGGGCAGTAGGTGTGATACATGCAGGTGATTTTCTTCTGAGTGGCACCTGTGCTACCATCGTTCTTAATGCGGGTAGTCTTGTATTCAAATTCATCGTAGCCGCGCTGGGCAGGACCTTTACCGAAGCTGATGGCTACATTCAGGAAGCCAGCCCCTTTGCTGATAATGGCCTTGCCCTTGTCGCGCTCTGTGAGGTGGGCTAGTATCTGCTCTTCCGATTCTTTGATGCAGTTGCACATAGCTCTATTGGATAGCAGTGAGTTGAAAGCACTCCTGCGCTTGGGCCCGCAGGTTCATCTGGTGGGCGTGCCACAGGGATTCATCCAGCAGGCAGAGGCCTAGGTGCAGGCGGGCGTAGATCACCACAGCTTGACGGGCGGCGGGCATATCACTGGCTGGAATGCCATCAAGGGCCGATTCCATGAACTTGTACTCAGTGAGATTCACGCGCAGCTTCAACTTCTCAGCGGCCCACATCTGGGTAGGCGCTTCCGTAGTTGTAGCAATATCAAAGTGAGTGATCGGGGCAGGTATGCCGAGTTGACGCTTTTGCATTATCTTTGTGTCCGTTAGAAAGAAATGTTGATGAGTGCCCTAGTCGTGTGTCCAGCACGGCTGGGGCGTTTTTCGTTTAGGCGTTGGCGTTGATGTCGCCGTACCATTCGCGAACCGCCTGTTCGGTTACCAGATATTTATCACCAGCGCGGCGGTGACGTATGCCGCCGTGGCATTCAGGCAGGTTCAGGTATTTGATGAGGGTAGGCCGGCTCATTTTCATGCGCTTCGTCAAGGCCTTTAGGTCATAGACCTCTTTCAATGCAGCCTGCAGTTCAGCCTCTTTAGCCTGAGCCTTACCAACTTCAATCACATACTGTGCTTCCTGCGGAGCGCTCAGCATGACGTTGAGCGTAGTTCCAGGGGGGAGGGCTAGCTGCATATGACTAGGCGGCTTTGTCTTCAGAAGACCCGACTATAGCCATGGGTACAAGCCCATCTTCAAAGCGGCGAACTGAGCGCTCCGACACGATGATTTTGCCATCAATAGGGTATGGCTGGAGCTTCCCTGCAGCGATGTACTTAAGGATGGAATTGCGGCTCATTGCCAGACGCACTGTCAAGCGGTCGTCATAGTCCAAGCCAGATGTTCTTTTATCGCTCAGAATGAAGCGCTGGCTTAACTGCTGGGCATTCGCCTTAGCAGCGAACAT